CTTCACCAGATACTAATTTTAAAACACAATAAAACTCTTCGCCCATTATTCTTTTAGTGGTATGTTTACAATATCGTAATTAAAATTTTCTTCATTATAGATTTTAATTCTTTCAATAAGATGATTTAAGGTGTAATTCTTTCTTGACTTATAACTGATATCATCGGCAATATCATATAGAGTTGCTTTTACTTTGTTTTCGCCTTTTCGGAGTACTCTTCCAATAGATTGGAGATTTCTAATTCTCGATTTCGATGGTGACGCAAACACAACATTATGTAAGTTACGAATATTAATACCGGTAGAAAAAGTCCCATAGGATGCCACAATAATTGCGTTTGATTCCTTTTCCGTTATTTCTCTAACCCTTTCTCTTTCTTCAGTTTCCACTCCACCATGAATAAAGAAGACATGGCGATTATCAACCTTGTTATTATTTATGAGATCGTATAAAGGTTGTCCATGACCTTCTACTCTTGAAAATAGGACAAGAGTATTTCCTTTTAAATCTAATGTAAGATTTTTAATAAAGTTATTTCGCTTTCCATGATTGATAATATACTGCACTTCATCCTCAAAGATATCAAAACGATTCGGTGGGTGTTTCAATAGAAGTATTTTAATGTCTAATTTGGCAAGATGACCCTTCTTCATCAGTTCATCTGTATTAATAATCTTGTATGAAGGACCGAACAATCCTTCTAGAACCCACTTGTGTGTTTGACTTCCATCCAGTGTTCCAGTGAATCCAAAGCGATATTTTGCATCACAAAGCTTTGTCATTATAGATATTAATGACTTGGATTTAAACTGGTGTGCCTCATCTCCTACGACTACATTAAATCTAGCAAAATACTGCTTGGGCAATTTGTAAATACTTTGCCAGGTGGTAATAATGACTTGGGAATCAGTTTCTCTTTCCTTTCCCGCATAGATCTTGTGACAGTATGAACCAACATCCCATCCATAATCTGCAAAATCTTTATACATTTGTTCTACAAGGGAAGTCGTTGGAACAACTATCAGAATATTTTGCTGCCTCTCAACGTAATATCTCACAACAGAATATATCATCAACGACTTTCCAGAAGCAGTTGGAGATATCAATAATTTTCGATTATGTCGCAAGGCGTCGTATACTCCCTCGACTTGGTAGTCGCGTGGGGCGTGTCTACTGATTGCAGTCATATAATCTTTCACACCTTCCTTTGAGATGTTCTCATTGATCTCAAAAGGAAGACCATAGAACTTATTGTCTGCAAATTCGTATGTATATTCGTGATCTTCGCAGAATCTAATAATTCTGTCTAAGAGTCCAATATAAATCTCTCTTGTATCTACATTAAACAAATATATACGACCATCCCACCATTTATTTTTATAAGATGGGGAAAACTTAGCATTTGGAACCTCAAATTGAAATGCGTCTCTTAATTCATAATAGATATGAGGTTCTGCTTGAATAGTTAAATACACCTCATTCTTTTTTGATATAATCAAATGTGACATTCATATAATATCAGTTATAGGTATTTATTGGCAATAAAAAAGAGGCATTTCTGCCTCCCCAATTAATTATATCCAGCAGTAAATCTCATAAACTCAATAGCATTTTTTATTTGATAAGTTCTATTAGAAACTGTCTTAATAATCTCCTCCAAAAACTTGAGCATAATGTCATAATATCTTACCTTTAAGTCTATCTTTGATAGTCTCTCATCGGCAGACATATACCTCTCTATTGCGTCCTTTTCTCTTACCTTATACGGAAATGGTTCTTCTACATAAACCTCTGCTGGTGCCTTTCCTGTGTAGTAATTGTAACGTTCTAAACGCACCCTATTATAGGTTTCTCTTGCTTTTTCACGAAGAAGAGTAATTGTATTATATAGTGTATAATACTTTGCGTGAAGTTGGGGAATTTTTAATGATTCATCGTGTAGGTTGTCGGGATCGATGACAGAATCTCTCTGCCACATCTCCTGAATTTCATCAAGGTTCATACAGTACTTAATGGATAAAGTGGTTTGTTATTTGCACCTAGTATATCATAGATTGTGTACTTGAAAACGACTTCGGCTGTGAAGTAGTTAATATCAGTAGTCATTGCAGTAAAGTCAAGTGAAGTTAATGAAACTGGCCAAAGATCTGAAAATCTGACAGTAGCAACGTCTCTATAATTGCTATTTAAAACTTTAAGTGATCCATCACTAAATGCTCTTTTCTCATCTATTATTCCATTATTATCTTTAAGAAGATCCCCATATTCTTTAAGACTTCCTGATCCCCCAAGAGCAGTAATCCAATTGTGAATTATCATATAATTTTCCATATCTTCATCAACGAAAAATTTCAATCTAAAATCTCCAAAAGTCATTCTGTTTCCAGGGACTGGAATATCATTTAGATAATTTGGTTGTATTTCTACACTCATAGTTAATTCTGGAATTTTTGCAGAATTAGAGAAAAATGAAACTTTTGGATATCTTGCCAAATTAAATTTAAATCCTACCGGAGATAAAAAATTTCTATTACCTATTTGATTTGAAGTTGCTGATGTTGCCATTTTAATACTTGCCGTAATGTGATCCAGTTATTTTTGATTTGGACCAATTTATTTTTTTTGTTGGGGTAGGTTTTGCTGCTGATACTGGAGTTACATCTATATCTCGAACTCCATAGTCTTTCCATCCTTTGTATCCCATTCTTTTAACAGTTGCATCTGTCACATCTGCTTGACGATCCCCAACATAAGGTCCTCTATCAATTACGGGAACTTGTACGCTCTTTTTAGTTCTGGGATCTGTTAGTCTAACTCGACTTCCCAAAGGAAGTGTTTTGTGAGCGATTCCTATAGTACTTGGAGTCAAAACTTGCCCGCTTGCAGTTTTATTTCCATACAATCCAGGACCATAGGCACTTGTTGGTCCTACTACGGCAAATGGTGTTGCCTCTGCCATGAATTGATCGAATGACTTCATTGTTTTATTTGTATTTAGACAAAAAAGGGATCCCGAAGGATCCCCTGAGAAATATGTGAATCGAACTCACATGAGGTTCTTAACAACAACTCTTCTGTAGTAAACGTTAGCGTTAGTTGTAAGTGCGCCTTGACCTTGGGTAGCACCCTCAGCAAATGGGTTAGCGACGATTCCGTAACGAGTCTTAAATCCAATTTTTGGTTGGAAGGAATTCTCACCAACTGCACGAACCATTTGGAGAGGAACGTATGGGCAGTAGAAGAGTCCAGCGTCATAAGGGGAAGCACCCTTATAACCAACAACGTAAAACTGGTTAGGTGTTGTTGCGGAAACGTTTGCCGAATAAGGGTCGATATAGACCTTATACTTGCCTTGGAGAATACCAGCAAAAGTATTGCCAGTATCGTCAACCTGAAGGTTAGCATTGAGTGCTGGGGTGTAATCAAGAACACCTGCCATGGTGAGTGCCGAAGCAACGTCAGCCGAGCAGAGGATCATGTTACCCTTTCCTCTACGAGTTTGCTGTGCAATTGCGTTTGCATCGCGCTCGATTTGGAAAATAAGACCCTTGAACTTCTCAACAGACCAACGACCGTTGGAATCAACGTCGAGGTCAAAAGTACCAGCGGTAGCAACGTTTGCTTGAGCACCAGGCTTAGCAGTTTTGTAGATGGTACGAATAACTTCTCTGTTGATTTCAGCAAGGATTTCAGTTGAGAGAATGTTAGCAAGTTCTGCTTCAGCGTTAAGACCGTGAATTGCCTTAAGGTCTTGTGCGAGTTCTAATGAGTACTCAGCTTTCAGTGCTCTTGACTTTGCGGTAACAGTGACTTTCTCAATCGAGAATGCCATCTGGTTGAATTCATTGCCGGTAGTACCGTCAAGATTTTCAGCAGCATCTGTACGCAAACCTTGACCAACGTTATACTGACTAGATCCAGTATTGGCGTTAGTTGACTGATCAGTTGCACTAAGAATGGATGGGTTGGATCCACCTTGAGCGGTTGTACCCATACCAACAGAAGCACCACTGAATCCGGTAGTTACATCAAATCCGGAATCTTGACCGGAGAATGCCGAATCTACTTCGTTGTAGAAGGTTTCGGTTCCATTTTGGTTTCTATAGCGCGAACGCATTGCGAAGATGAGTCCAGTAGGACCGTTCATTGGTTGAACGCCGCAAAGATCATAAGCGATCAGGTTTGGCATTGAACGTCTGATCAATGAGATCAGAACTGGATCGAAACCTGCGGTAGGACCTGCGCTGAATCCTTGTGCGCTACCACCGAAACCAGCAGAACCAGAACTTGAAGCGGTTCCATTAGCTGGACCTTCGTAGAGGAACTCA